CTATTTTCCAACTTTTCTCCTATACAATTCCTCCCTATCCTTGCCAAAAAGCATCGTATAAGGAAATGAACTTTGAACTTGCTTATGGCCGAGAATCGAGGCAATGCCGTGAGCACTAGTATCATTCATTGCTAATAGTCGACCGCCCCGATGACGAAAGGAATGGGGATTGATGTGAACTGGCAATCCCGCCCTATTCGACCACTTTCGTAAAATCTCACCGACATAACTTTCGGACATTTCAGTTCCTCTTAATCCTCGTGCTTTCACATTGAAAAATACAAGGCTACTTTTTATATCGGGATTTTCTGCCATCATTCGTTCGCGTTTTTTGAGCCAATACTTAAGGGCACTGTTTGCCTCTTTCGTCCAAAAAATCTCTCTGAAAGGGATAGTGCCGCGCGACTTCCCCGTCTTAATTCTCGCGGCTTGCCGGCTAATATCAATATCGTCCATCTCTAATAATCGTATCTCTGAATTTCGGGCAAAGGTGTCGTGAAGCAACATAATCAATGCTTTGTCTCTAAAATTCCAATAATTCTCTCCAAATCCCTTTCCATTTCCCGGAATGGCATTTATCAATTTTCGATAATCTTTTTCATTTGCTACTCTTGGGAGAACGAATTCTCGGCGTGGCGGCAAAAGCAAGTCCGACCGGACTCGCGCATCCCAGCCGCGATTAAGACAGTAATTGAAAAACATCTGAATCGCCATCACTTTTTTGGCGACCGTATTCGGCGAATGAAATTCTTTGTGTAAGTTAATCCACTGCTCAATTTCTGACTGCCGGATTTCTCGGATTGGCACATCCATATCTCGAAGCCATAAACCAAAATCTATAAGATGCGAAATAAAACCATTGATTGTTCGCGGCTTCCTATTCTGCGCCCGCCATTCTATAAATTCTTTTATCGCGTCTCTTAAAACCATGAAACAGAAAGCCCATCGTGCGACCGATGGGTTTCTGCCGTTTCCTTGCCCGAAGGCAAGGGCGTAGTCCCCAGCTGGGGACAGAATAACTTTCGTTATTCTACTTAAATTATAACAAATTTAAGCTGAAATTCCACTGGTCGCACTGCTTATCGCAGTCCCTTTCGGGACAATGGATTTATTAAATTTTTAACACTCTACATTAAACTATAAGAACTTGTCAAGTTCTCTAAAAATAAAGGGAGCGTTAGACGGCTATTGCCGAGTTGCTCCCTTTTGGCCATTCACTTAATAATAAGTGATGGCTGACATTTTGGACATTCCTGATGAATCAATTCTACTTCCACTATTCCATTTTCAATCATCATCTTAATAAAAGCAGGAATGTCAATCCATTCTCCGAATTTCCGTAATTTCTGATGCTCTTCACATCCAACATTCCCTCCGGCAATAATTACTTCGCCGTTTTTCCAAAATTGCCGCCACGAACTTTCACAATTTATTATTTCTTTCAAAATTCTAAAATCACGGAAAGTCAATCCTTGCCGTAAAACTTCCTCGTACAAAAACATCTGCCATTGCTCTTTTTCATTTAACTGCCTTATAAATCCCACTGCTGCCGGCATCTTTTTCAGCTCGCCATCCACCCATCCTGTTGTCAGAAGATAAGTGGCGCTTACTACAAATGCCGACAGGAGCAGAAATTGGATAAATTTCTTAATCATCCGGGCGACTTGAACTGTCGCCGAACTTCAATTGCTCTCAAATCTCCGCAGAATGAGATTGTGAAAAGCGGCCGCAACCGTTATTATCTGAACAATTATCGGCCAGAATGATTGAGCGGAAAGAAAAACATAAACTCCCGCTCCGGCAACCGAAACAGCAACCAAAACAAGATAGGTTTCGAAAGTTCCTACATCGCCTAATTTCTTTAATCCTTGGATTATTAAGGAAATAAGAACTCCTAATACGTATTCCATTTATTTTTAATTATTTGACCCTCGACCTTTGAAACTTAAAACTCGGAATAAATCCTGAATGATTCTGTAAAGCTCGTTCAGAAGTTCTTGAAGCACATTCAGTTTCTCATCATCGAAAATCTGTTTGCAGGCATTTACAATTCCCTGCGCCGCCTTTTCATAGCCGCCAGGGGCCGTGAGGATTGCCATATCTTCCGGGTTGCTCAAAAAGCACACCTCCACCAGCAGGGCCCAGCAGTTTGTCTTCCAAATCCAGCCCAGCGAACCGACGAACGACTTGGTGTCGGGTTTAGCGCCCCGGTCCGGAATACCCATACTTTTCGCCACCTCTCGGCTCAATATCGCGGCCGCCTTCTTCATAGTGTCGGAGGTTCCGTAGAATACTTCTGCCCCTCGGACCAGTGAATCATTCATAGAATTCAGGTGAATATCTATGGCTAGACCATCATTTAAACCCTTGGCCCGCTCGTTTACCCAATCAATGGATCTTCGTAAGTTAAGCTCGTCCGGCACGGCCATCACCTCAAAGCCAGCCGTTCGGAATAAAAGCAGACAGGCATCCCGGATTTTTATAGTTTCAATCTGTTCTTCAAATCCGTTTACCCGAGCTCCGCTTTCACCCAAAAAGTGGCCAGCATTTAGATAAATGACTTTTTTGGTGTTAGATAGAATCATAATTTGAAAATCTTGTTTTTAATGAATTCCCAAAGAATCATCACACTGAATCCTGCACCCGCGCCGAAAATAGTAGCCTTAGTTTTAATAGTAGTTATATCGGTTTCTAAGACATCAATCTTGGTGTCGTGACCATTCAGCCGACCATTCATAACATCAAGCCGCTGGTAAATGCCCTTGAAGCCCTCCTCAATTTTTCCTTCTACCCTTCCCAAACTTCGCTCTAAGTTGTTTAATTGGTTTTGTGTATCCATAAAATTAAAAACCCAAAATCTACTTAAGATTTCGGGCCGTAGCCTCCCCCTCTGGGCCGTAGCCGTCCGAGGAATTTGATTTGGTGTTTTATCTATTGTATCATAAAAAGGATGGAAAAAGTAGAGTTGAGAAATTTATTTGCCATACTTGGAATTTTCTTCCTTTTAGCTTTAGGATTTGCTTTTGGATGGTATTTTGGTCAAATGTGGGGCTACGAAAAAGGACTGGTACACTCTGGTAATAAAATCGTTCGCGTAGTTGACACATGCCCCGAAACATACGAAGACGATTCTGTGAATTACGGTTTCCCGGTTTACGAACCATAAATTACTCCTCCTCTTCCTCCAGAAGTTCTAAAAGTTTCTTCCTCACTTCTTGAGTTAAAACTTTATCATCTTTTAATTCTTTAATTTTGGCTGTTAGAGCTTCGCCTTTTGGTCCGTCAGGACTATATAAGATTTCTTTTAGCAATTCTGCCCGGGCATTTCTCCTCGCCTTCTCTACAAAACGTTGTATCGCTTTTGCCTTATCTTCGTCGTCCATTTCTCGGTATTCTTCAGAAGCAAAAAGTATTCCCAGAGATTTAAATAACCTTTGACCAGCTTTCTGTTTAAGAAGCGTATTTTGCTCCGGCGTCAATGACTTATAACCATATTTCCCCTCAATATCTGTTGGCGTCACCCGATGGTCGGCCGTGGACAATCTCGCCAATTCCGCAATGGCCGGCGATATCTTTATTTCTGACGGCCTTGTCGGATCAATCATTGTCTCAATGGGACTACCCGGTCGTTCAACAACTTCGCCGGCAACGTCAATCCTTGGCTGAAGCCGCTCTCTTAAACCAGGGATTCTCGCCATCAATCCCTCAGGATAAATGCCTTTGAGTCCGCGACCAGTAGCTCTCTGATATGGATCAGTTGCTCTGGCAATATCTGATATGATCGTAGGAACTGCGCTTGGACCTATTGGCAATGTCCGAATCGCCCTTTCCCAATTTACTTCCGGATCAGTCAAAAGCCCAAGAGCGCTATCTATTCCGCGCACAAATGTCTGTTCAGTAAAGGTTTTTCCCATACCGCTTAACGACCTCAAAAACATCTCTGTAGCGTTTGCCGCGGCATTCTGACTTCCTGTTTCTTCATAGGCTTGTCTCATATATCCTCCCCACATCAACATTAACCCTGGCGGACCAAAAGCAATTGCCTGTCGCCATTTATCGCCAATTTTAATCGCGTTTGGTATTTTTCCTTCAAGTTCCCACTGCTTGCGTTCTCGTTCGTCGGTTGGATACCCTAAAGCGATTCTGTCTTTTGTAAAAAGCCATGCTCCAAGACCTAAAATAGCAGTTCCGGTAATCCCTCTACCCATTATCATTGAAAATTGTCGTTGAACCGCAGCAAAATCTTTGTAATGTAAAATTGCCGTGCCCAAAGCTCTGGCAATACCCACTGGACTGTAATTAAGAATCTGCATTGCCACTGAGGATGGCGTTCTCCCAAAAGGAACCACAATCTCTCCTGCCCCTCCACCGACTCTCTGAATTGCCCGCGCTGCCTTTCCAATCTCTGTAAGATTTTGGAATACTGCCGTCTCCGCATCTGCCACCGCATTTTTCAGCATTTCGTCAGTCGGATTGGCAACTAAATCATCAATAAATTTTCGTGCTGCCTCTCCACGAAGTCCCTGATTTTTCGCCTGGGCGATGGCTTGACTTTGAAGCGATCGGGCTTTAGCGCCGTAATAAAACGGCTGATCTTCTGCCCCGATAGCTCGAAAAATAAATTCTTCGTATTTTTGGAAACCTTTAGCTATAGGTGAATTACCAAAATGTATCTTCCTGTAGTCAAGTTTGGCGCCAACATTCCGCTCATCAAGGCCAGTTCTAAAATACCGCCATCCTTTTCCAAACCCTTCTTTTACGCCCCTACCCAAACCTTTTACAGTAAACGCAGTTGTTCGCTGCCCCGTAAAAAGAGACGCCACCGAATCAACTATACTTGCTGGAACATCTTTCACAACTTCGGCCACTCCGTGGAAAAGATTTGACATTATGTTTAAACCGGAAGTTTTAAGTCCGGTCAACAATCCCGCTTTCCAAACAGTAATTATCTTATTCATTAAAGGCGTGGGCGTTAGCCTCGCAATTTTATCTTGCAGCGCGTGAAAAGCCAGCGCTTTTGCTTCCCCATCAGGCATGGCAACAACTCTTTTCGTTTCTTCAACCAAGGTTTTTGCCTGCTCTCCGGAAATAGGAGCAACTTTACCCTCTCCCAATTTCTTCTTAATACTCTTCACCAAAGAAGGCAATTTTTCAAAATCTTCATTATACTTCTGAATTTGCCGGGCTGAAAATCTTAAAATTCCCTCCGGTGTCAGTCGTCCATAAATAACCGCTGCCTGAATCGCGCGTCCCTGCTCGGTTAATTTTGGAGCCAAATCATTGGCAATATCTGCTGCTTTATCGTAAAAGCCGGCTCTGATGCTTTCAGTTTTAGCGATTGCCGCCAGATTATTATAATGATTGATAAGTTCTGAACCAACTGCAACCGCATCATCGTCTATACCTTCGCGTGCCATTTTTTCAGCTGTCATAATATCATCCTTAATTAAATTTTTAGCTCTAATCGCCAGTCGGTCTGTGCTTCTTGGCACATATTGACCGGCAACTCTTTGTTCCAATTCAGGTGCAGTTTCCTTGATGCGGCTAATAAACCCCCTTTCCTGAAAATCAAATCCCGGCCCCTTTACAACTTTTCTTGGTTCTGCTATACTTTCAATAAGATTCTGAGGACCTGGAAAACTTCGCCCCCCAGTTCCGGGCACTTCTCCAGGAGTAATCTTGGAGATGTCAGATGAGGGGACCCGGGGCGTCCCTCCAGAATCCTTCAAATAAACGGGTTCGCCCGTTTTTTTGATTTTCAAAATATATTTATCCCTGCCCTTTTTTAGAGGGTTGATTTCAAAAGAGGTGATTACATTTGATTGCGGCAAATCGAAATCTTTGCCAGTTGAGACTAAATTCACGGTTTCGTCTTCAAGTTTCTTGAAAAAGTTCAATTTTTCTTTTTTCGGTAATTGATAAATTTCATCGGGGATGTTTAGAGTTTTCACAAAGTTAAATAGCCGACCTTGCGGAATCTCGGGATGGTCTTGAGCCATTTTCTCAAAAAATGATTGTTTTACCACAATATCCTTTGGTAAGTTCGTTCTTTTGGCTATGTCGTCGGAAAGTTGCGCTACCATCTCAGCTGGGCTTTTACCTTCGTAGACTTTCCGGGCCTTATCCATATAAGCTGCTAATTTCAAATCTTGGAGTTTACTACTTTTAGCCGTAGTTATGGTGTCGGCTCCTATTTTTGCAAAACTTTCCAATTCCTGTCGTATCACTTTCTTGTCACTTATAGGCGCCAAACGTCTCGCCAGGTCATCAATCTCGCTCTCGGCAATTCCCTTAACGCTCCGTTTCAAAATCGCCTTTGTACCCGCTTCCGTTCCTTCTTTCGCCAGCTGTTCAATTATTTTCTTTTTCCCGGGGAACATCGGAATTGCCCCGAGTACCGCCAATGGATAGCCAACCACCCCACCAAGTCCTTGAGCCCTTTCTTCGTCTACACCTAAACCGCGAAGGAATTCTGCCCCTGTTTTTTCGGGTGTTTTAATTGGTTCTTTGCCGAATAAAAACTTTTCAAATTTCGGCGCCACACCGGTTCCGGGAATAAATTCTTTCTGACCAGTGGCTTTTAGAGTAAGTGATGCGGCTGAGCGGGGGAGGTCGCGCAAGACACCTTTCCCAAACTCTATAACCTTCCGCGCCCGTTCCCGGTCTTCTTCAGTCAACACTCTCGGTTCTGGCTTTGGCTGTTCTACTGTGAATCTTGGAATTCTTGTCTGTAAATCTTGAATGAATTTGGGCAGTTGGGGCGGCTGGTACGTCAAAGACGGCTGCGGTTGAATTGCAGTTTGACGCGCTCTCTCTTCGCGCAACTCCTGCGCTCTTTTCTGAACATCGGCTAAATGTTGCTTTGCTCTTTGCTTAAGAGTATCAATAAAAGCCATTTAATCTTCTTCACCTGGCAATAACCCTTTTGATTCTAATTTAGAACCTACTTCCGATTTTTTTATTTCCTCCGACCACTTTTTCCACTCTGGGAAGGTCATCCCCGTTCCTTCCTTGCCGCCAGCCAACGTCCATTCTTGGAACAACGAAGGTGTAGTTTCTTTCTCTTTTTTCACTGGCCCCAACTCAATCGCTCCGATTTCTCTTCCCTCGGCATCATAAGTAATCTGATACAACTTGCCGTTGCGTTCAACTTCAACCTTCTGCTCAAGCGCCTCAGCCGGCGTCACATCCTTCATTGCGCCGGTCCAAACATCCCTTTCAAAGAGCCGGCCGCCGAGGGTAAACCTTTCCGGCGTATAAAGTTTCAAAATGTCTTCCAAATTTCGCGTCATTGCTTCCTGCCTTTTTTCAAATTTTTCCGCCTCTTCTGTTTTAGCCCTTCGTTCGGCTTCTTGTTCGGCTTTGGTAATCTCTAAAAGACCGCTGGCTTGGGCCTGTTCATAAGCAGCCTGTTCTCTTCTTTGCTGTTCTCCTATTTCCTGAAGAGCTTTTGTGACTATTCCCGGCTCAGATGCCATTGGCCCGGCAATCGCTCCTGGTTCTGAAAAGCCCATTGCCGCGTATCTTCCCAAAAGACGTCCTCTTTCTTTCTCTTGTTGGCGTCCCAATGCCTCAAGCGCCTCACTATACCGCGCCCGAAGCTGCTCTTTTTCGGTGGCAAATGTTTGCTTTTCTTCTGGAGAAAGTCCTTTTTCAACCGGTTTCTCCGTCGCTCTGCCTTCAAGATGTCTCACAAGCGCCCTCAGTTTGTCTTGGTATTCCTGTTCCGGAGTTTTATCTGGAGTCGGGGTTGGAGTTGCGGGAACAGTCGCAGGAGTAATTGCGGGAGTCGCAGCCGCAACAGGAGCCGCCGGCGCGGAAATTCCGCCGCCGATAACCTGCCGCGCTGTTCCCAATACTCCGCCAAGATTACCTAAAGCGGCGGATATTTGACTTCGTTGTTGTGGCGTCGCCTGCCCCAAACTTCGACTCATCGCTTGTAATGAGGAAGTAAGACCGCTTAACGTTTGACTCATCTGCTGCGCTTGTTGTGGTGAAATTCGCGCCATAATTTTATATAAAAACCCTTATAAAAATAAAAACCCAAAATCTTTGAAAAGACTTTGGGTCGTAACCCGTCCCTCTGGCCCGTGGGCTTCCGGGAATAGCTTTATTATATTATAAGCATTTTAGGTTCGCGTCTGCAAGAGTCCTGTCATAATTTCTGTCCTTTCAATCCACTCTTTCCACAAAATTCACATCGTTTCGGTACTACTCCAAGCCAACGCCGAACCCAATTATGCAATCCTATATAACCAACGTGATCTCCCTTCCAGTTGCCTCGATGAGCACCTCTCGTTCTTTGAACACCTCTCATTCTTTTCTTGGTTTCCTCTGAATGTTTTCTGCCCCAAAATGGATTGTTTGTTCCAGTCATTCGCTTACTATGATTCATTCTCCATTCTGCCGTATGTTTCCTATCAAGAGCAGCTTTACGCATTTTCTCTCTTATTTCCGGTGTCCGTATGTAAGTTCCTGATGGCATAGTTTAATTTTATATCCTGGCTGGCAATAATTGAACTTCAGCCAAAGAACCCACTTGAGTGCAAATGTGGACGAACCCATTCAACATCAATGCTCCCATAAAATTCGGCTCCGCATAAGGAATGCTCCGCCATAAAGACCCGTCCATCTGCCATTCCCGAATCAAGGAACTGCCGCTGTCGTGGCCGATGAAATACTTACCTGTAAAGCAACCAATTTTCGCCACCGAGAACGCGAGCGTTGCCTGAGTGCTCCAAGTATAAGTTGTCCCGGAAATAATAATTTTATAGAATGCTGTGCCATTTACCGTAAATAAATTAATCCCATCTGAAGTCAAGCCGTTAATAGCCGGAATGGCTGTTGCTGATGGCGTAATCTCTGTAATACTCGAAAAGTCATGCAGCATTCTCCAAAGTTTTGCGCCTTCTCCTACCCAAACATAATCAGCATCAATAGCGATGCCGGTAGGCGCAAGTAATGAGTTATGGGTTGCTCCCCTGTCCCGAATTGGAAATTCTCCGTAAAGTTGCCAGCCGTCTAAGTAATTCGGGTTGCCGCCGGCAGGGCCGGCAATTGAAACAAGCAAGCTCGCCGCGGCTTGCGATAAAGGCGCCGCCACCTGATAGGGCGAACTATGCGAAGTGTGAAGCACAAACGGCGTTGCTTTCGCTCTTTGCGCCAAAGCGCCCCGCAAGACCGTTCCCGGTCCCACATTGGCCGGATTGGTGACAATATCCTCTCCCAGTCGCGCGTCCCGGTGAGTAATCGGGTCAACTTTGAACCGAGGCGCCTCTAATTTTGTCATTCGACGGCTGAATCCATAACTTTCATAAGTGATTTGCGCCCCTTGGTTTTTAAAATCTTGAATCATTTTACTACAACGAGACCCTGATCGTATTGGCGATGACAAACAGCGCATAAGCGCAACCAATCATCTAAGGTTCGGTGATATTTTCTACTCTTATTCGCCCAATGAATTTTTTTTCCACTAAGATTATCCCTACCACAAATTTTACATTGCGTTGGTCTTCCTAAGTTACGTTCAACCCAGTGATGTAAATTTCTATAACCAACATTTTCTCCTTTCCAAAAAACATTTTTCTCTCCTTTTAGAGCTAAACTTATTTTCCTTTTTATTTCTTCTGAAAGTTTTTGTCCTTTATGCGCTTTGCTTAGTTTTTTTCTATATTCTTTAGAATAAATTCCAACCCTTCCCTTATTCCAAGGTCCATACTTTTTTACCCAATTACAAACATTTTTAGCGGCCCAAGGCATCTTTTTGCCCTTTAGGGCTTCACTGATTTTTCTCCTTGTTTCTTCAGAATGTCTTTTACCCAACATTCCAGTTCCAGATGGTTTGCCTCTAAGAGCTACGCTTATTTTTTTTCTTGTTTCAGTAGAATGCATATGATTATTATTAACGTTGATATTTTCTTGGCAAGACCCGCGATTCTTCCGGCGCGTTGCCGTTCACCACGATTTGCAATATGGAAGGACCCTGCATTTTTGAGATTTCGTGCAGTCTGAATTTTAAGTCCATTGCCTGGGCGATCTCGGCATGAATGCTGGGGTCTTTTCCGACTGCTTTCTGCATAGCCGCCACCCGTTTCCAATCTCCATTATCAGCTGAAACTTCAAGAGTGGCTGGCGCATTAAGGTTGTGGTCCATACGCCATGCCATTTCGTCAATCTCTATCGGCGTCGTGGGGTCGCCAATTTGAAAAATATGACTTTCATACTCCATCTCTACCTCGGTTCCGCCACTGCCGTCGGCATTTGCCTTATCCGCAAATCCTTCCCAGAGAAGCCATACATTTCCTTGTGAATCGCCGAAATACTGCCGCAGCTGGTCCGCGCTGTTAATAAATGTCGTTGCCGATTTCACGTCTAAAGAATCGTCGTACCCAAAATAATCCAGCACGGTATCATAAAGCGCCGCTACATTGGTCCGGCCATCGACATTCCCAAGAAAAAGGTGGTACATATCGCCATCTTCCCAGCCAACAAAATTTTCCGGCCCAGTAATGTTTTCGAATAAATCTTCGATGCGATAACTCACTTTCTCCGGCGAGCGGCCGGAAAACTGATAAACGCCTTTACGGCCCGCGAAGTGGAGAACTCCGTTAATAATCCATACCGTCCGCCAGGAATCGGCGCCGATACCGTAAGCAAGCGGCCGAAGCGAGAGCGGCTGATTATCCTCATCAACTTCAAATTGCCACACGCTATTCTTTTTGAAAATAAGCAAACTGTTGAAATAAGGTTTGAGAGCAGTAATCTCGTCGCCATCGTTCAACCCCACGTCAAATTTTTGAAATGCCGGCCAAGATTCGGGATTGCTGACATCCGAATACCGCACCGTATTACCTTTGGCGGTATAAACCCGATCCTTGAATGTCGCGATTACTTTCGCGTCCGGCGGGCTGCCGCCAAGATTAGCGAGCGTCGTCCCATCCCATTTCAGCGGTGCCGAAGCCGCATTTACGATAATAGCCAGGTTCGCGTAAGTATCGGCATCAGGGATTTTATTGGCGTCAATTACAATCGCGCCGGTAGCGTCTGTCCACACGCCTGTTCCTTCATTCAGATGATAAAATTTTGTTCCTGAAATCCTTAGAAGTTGTCTTAAGGGAGAAGCGCCGACTTTATAGAATGGATAAAGGAATTTAACGGGATTCGCATCAGGAACATTCCCGACTCTTTTATATCCCTTTCGTTTTTGAAGAGCGCCGACTTTATTGAGCCGCGCGTTGCGCACGGTGTAAGCTTCATCAATCCGCGCCAAAAGCGGCGACACCTTCCGGTTCATGCCGCCGGCGAAACTTGAAATTTCCAAAATTGCCGGAATAGTAGTATTTTTACGCAACCTCAATAATTCTATGTTCTCTGTCATATTGCCTATGACAAGGAACGCAAAGCCGTAGCCAATCGTTAAGGTCACGTAGATATCGACCCGATCTATTAGCCCAGTGAATTTGTTTTCGTGATAATTTTACCCTTCCACACATTTCACAACTTGTTGGCTTACCTAATTGTAATTCGATAAATTTATGTAATCCTCGGTAACTTATTTGATCACCTAACCAATTCCCGTTTCTTTCCCTATCCGCGTAATTTCCATTTCTTACCTGCCCCAAATTAGCTAAACGGATCTTCTCTACTACTTCCCGAGGAAGTTTTCTTCCTCTCATCCACAGTCCCGTCCCAGCTCTTTTTGCTGATTCACTCATTTTCATCCTCGTCTCTTTGGAATGTTTTTGGCCTTTTCTCATATATTTAGTAAATAACCGCATTACTTCCGCCCTCCAGGTCCTCGCCGAACAAATGGACCGCCTCCGGTTCGGCGCTGCGCACCGAAATTGCCGAAATCCAGGCGGTCACGCCGTTTTCGTAGGCCTGCAGAAAATAAGAGGCGCGCTCCGGTTTGTAGGCCTTCTCATAAATTCTCGCAATGCAAAAATCCACTAATGTTTTGGTCGCCAAATAAACTGCTGGCAATTTCGGCTTTTCGGTGGTGCTGATAAGTGGCGCAGGTATAAATACATACCACAGCCTCATTTTCCCGGCTGATGACTTCGGTTTGGGATTAATCTCAATTTGGTTGTGATGGAGCGTATGTCTCGGGTCGCTTTCGGAAAAATAATTTTCATCATCAACTAAAAGAGGGTCAAACTTTTTCGCCCTGACGAATTTTCCGCTATTGCTGTAATCAAGCGCCACCTTTAGCGGCCGCAGCATATCGGAAAGAAAAGAATACAAATTTTGTCCGGACACCAGCGACACATCTGGATCGGAACTGGTGCCGGTCCGCTTCACCCCATATCCTTTTCCCAATCCCGTCATCCGAACCCACATATCAAGAATGCCTTCGTTCAAATAATTCAAAAGCGCTTCATCAGATTTAATGAATTTTTGAGACGGGTCTGTATAAAGATCGTAGACGCGGTCTAAAATCGCTCCAACCGCCCCGAAATCTAATCCGGTGCCGTCAATAGCGTCAGAAAGAGTCCCTTCAAGTCCGGTTAAAGAATTGTAAGAAGCGATTTTAAATTTCGCCGCCGTCGTAGCCGGCGAGATATAAACCGTTTGAATCTTATCCGGCCGGATATCAATGGTATCAGCCAAAAAATAGGTCTGACCGCCGTCATTGGACTGGTAGATTCGAAATTTGTCAAACGGCATCAGGCGCACCGGCGTATTGGTGGAGTGCGCAAATTTGGCGCCGGCCGCGAGCGTAATCTGGGTGTCGGTAGGAGCGGTGCTTGCGTGCGTTTTTACTACTTCCGCATTCTCCTCTTCATAGTTTCCAATGAGAAGAATCTGATTTACCTTAAATCCAAGACCGGAGAGAACATCGAGCACCGTCGCCGCAATCGATGATGATTTAGAAAGCGAGGTTTCCTCAAAATCTTCAAGCGGCGGATTGGTGATGTTTACAAATAAAGCCATACACCTTAATTTATATTATTTTTATAACCCATAAAATAATTTACCCAATAATCTCTGTTAAAATTTGTTTTTTGATGACATTTATAGCAAAGTGAAACCAAATTTTTAGGGTCGTTATTCATTTTACAATAATCAATATGATGAATATCTAACTTCTTTCCGTTTTCTAATTCTGCCTTTTCACAAATAAAACATTTTCTTCTATCTCGATTCCTAATAACTTCTCTTAAATCCTCTCCGTAGGGTTCAAATGATTTTCCACCTTGCCAAAGATAACTTTTTTCACCCCTATGTGCTTCGCTCATCTTTCTTTTTGTTTCCTCCAAATGGTGTTTTCCCCAAAGATAATGTTTTTCTCCCTTATTAATCTCACTTAATTTCTTTCTAACTTCAATTCTTTTAGCCGGGTTTTTACTTCCTTTTAGAGCTTCACTAATTTTCTTTTTATGTTCTTCAGAAAGTTTTTTACCCAACATTCCCTTATGATTTTCTTTTATTTTCCGCCTATGCTCTTCTGAAAACTTTCGTCCTCTGCTTGCTTCACCTATTTTTCTTTTTGCCTCTTCTGAGTGTTTTTTACCTTTATTTGCTTCGCTGATTTTTCGTTTATGCTCTTCTGATAAAGGAAAAAGTTTCTTTCCTTTATTTGCTAAACTTATTTTCTTTTTGATTTCTTCAGAATGTTTTCTTCCACTTTTTGTTTCTTCTGTGTGATGTTTTCCTTTCATTCCAAGCCCAGGTGGAGGTTTAATACCCAACCTCTTAAGGGTCTCGCTTATCTTTTTTCTATGTTCTATTGTTCTTAAATAAACTCCTGATGGCATATAATTTATATAATCACGACCGAATACGAAAACGCACTTTAATATCGCGAACAATCGCTTTGATTTTCGCCGCCGCGGCCGCCAAACCCAAAATTTCAAATGTGGAAGACGTAATTTTCCCTATAAAATTTTTCATATCTTTTGCGAATAAGATAGTTCTGCCGATGAAATTCCGCTGGTCTTTTGCCCACAAAGAAGTTTTGCCGATAAAACTAAATTGGTCATACGCAGCCTGAAAAATCTTTGCCACCAGTGATGGTGTATAAAAGATTGACGCATAAAAACTCTGTCTTTTCCTAATCGCCCAATTATAGTAAGCGGAGATTTCAGTGGGAGAAAGCGCTCGGTGAAAATAACCTATTTGAAATAAAATTCCGTCAAAATAACTTTCGCTGGCTGGGTAGGCTCTTCTACCAATATCAAATTCTGTTGCAGTAGAATTGATTGTTACGCCAAAATTATTTTTCCCATCTCGCTTCCCATTTATATAATAAAGAACATCAACTCCATCATACACATAAGCAAGCAAATATATTTTTGCTGATTGAATATCCTCAACATTATCGGTCGACGTTCCTCCTAAACCATTTATCTGCGACCAAAACTTTTTCGTTGATGAAAGACCAAAAGCAAAAGACCTCCCAGTATCTGTGTCTTTGGCTACTATCCATTGGTTTTGGACAGTATTTATTCTCAACCATAAAAGAACAGTAAGTTTATTGCCAGAAGGAACAGGAACATTCCCGCAATTTATATATTGAGAACTTGCCGACTTAAATAGATATGATAGATAATTCCCCTTAAAACGATTGCGGGGCATAGGCACTACACTTGCGCCTGTAACCGTTCCGTGATAATTACTACCGCTTTCATCTCTTGGGTTTCCGTCTAAATTCCAATACCCCTTCAAAGTCGGGTCGCCACGAAAGAAAAGCTTAATTGAACCCCTCTGGTATTGCATAATTATAAAAACCCATTTTTATTACGATGCATAAAGTTATCAGTTAATTTATGGCAATCTTCACAAAGAGTGATACCATTATTGACATTAAATCTTAAATCAGGATAATTCTTCCAGCTTTTGATATGATGAGCATTTAAATATGTGCCAACCTTTCTACAAACTTGACAAGTATAACTATCTCGTTCAAAAACCGCTATTCGCCACTTTTTATATTCTAAACTTCTCCAAATTTTAACTCTTTCTTTTGTAATTCCACCTTTCCAGTTCCAATTCTTCTCTCCTCTTAACCACTTGCCAGTATCTATTTGCTTTAATTTTTCACTAATTTTCTTTTTAGTCTCATCAGAAAGGCGTTTTCCTTTTTGTCCTTCGCTTATTTTTCTCTTTACTTCCTCTGAGCGTTTTGCCCCAAGTCTTGCTTTACTCATTTTTTTCTTGGTCTCTTCCGATAACTTCCAATGTCTTCCTCTTAAAGCCGCACTTAATTCTTCCTTTGTTTGATATTTCTTAACATATTTGGAATAAACCCCTCTTCCTTTATTCCAAGGAATATGCCCTTTTGGAAAATGGGTTCTGCCAGTATTCGTCAAAATTCCTTTTTTGCCTTTATTCCAAGTAATCCTTCCTTTCTTCGCTAAACTTATTTTTCTTTTTGTTTCCTCGGAATGTTTTACCCCCAATATCATTTTTAATCAGATTTTTTATTGACTTTCTGATTTTCAATTAAATGGTCTATTCCGCAGTTATATTTTTCGCACACTTCGCACCAATATAAATCAATCCCCATCTGTTGCCGTCTGACTATTGGATTGGCAAATGTCATACCTGGGGTATTTTTATAAACTTCTTTTGAACCAAGTTTGTTGCTCATAGTTTATTAAACACTCTGAACCTGAATTCCCTGGTAAGATGCACTATTGCCGCTTGCTGCCAACGCATTGCCCGACTTATTCTTTACTGCCACCTTAAAGTATTTCGGCGCCTGGAATAAGGCGTTTAACAACGAGAAATAAGCGGTCTGCGGTGTAACCGACAAATCAATCGTTCCCAAAGGTATCCCGCTCTCCCAAGTGCCAAAATTAGTATTGTCTTCCGAAGAAAGTAATCTGATATCAAGAAAAGCATTAACTGCCGCTGTGCCAGCGATTATTAGTTCAATCAAGAAATCCTGAAAAAGATTAGTGGAATTGTCTATGGCGTTAGAAGTCGCCACTGAACCATTAGCCAGACCATCCAGAGTTATCGTTATCGCGGTTTTTGTTCCGTATAAAGGTTTTAATACTGCCATAATTTATTTTGACCCTTAAGCTGTTTCACCTTGTATCTGCATAAAAGCGGTATTATTCGCTATCGCGCTTGCGCCAGTCGGCACGCTGAGCCGCACCCAAACCGGCACATTGCTGGCAGCCGCTATATTGCCTGCCTTAATTCCGGTTGCTTGAGTCGGAATATCGCCTCCTTCGGCATTGACAATAGACGCTCCGGAAGCCATCTTGCCAAACCAAAGCCAGCAGATTTTTTTATTCAGACCAATAGTGCCGCGAGTTGTTCCGCCAGCTCCCTGTTTAATAGTTACGGTTCTTGCCGCATCCAAAGTTCCAACAGAAACATTGTAGACCTTGGAAAAAGTAAGAGTCCCGACTACTTCGGTTGTTCCGTTAAGAGTGATGTTTTCGGTTTGGCGATTGCCTGAACCATCTTCTCCTACCACGGTAAGCACTCGCGTATCCGCTCCGTCAGAGACAGCTGCGACCACTGCCGACGCGCTGAAAGCCGACATATTGCCCTGCGCTCCGGCATTGTCATCAGCGTGGTCAAGACCGAAACCCGCTGAAATTGCCGCATTGGTGAATTGTTTTGAAAGCCAAACAATAACTGCGGCCCAGGTTAACGAAGTATTTGTATTTTTCCGGAAGAACTTGCGGTAGACTGTCAACCCGTCATTCGCCTGTTGGGCGGAGACGTCCGGCAGAAGCGCGTTTTTCTTGGATACTGACGTCCCGGCGCTGTACCCATTCACAAGCGTGGTCGTGAGCGTGATATCGTTCGTCGCAATGCTCTGAATTATCTTTTTTTCCTTATTGGTGCCGTCATCAATGACAATCTCATCACTCACCGCAAATCCTCCTGCGTCATGTACGGAGATTACACTTGCGCCGGCTGAAACATTCGCTGAAAGTTCTGTTGCTGGTAATTGAGTGGCAGAAATCGTCCCGCCGTCAGAATCCGCAGCCGAGGATTTATAATCTTTTAACTCCGCTTTTACAATTGACATTTTTAATAAAGACCCTTATGCCGGATATTCTGCCACCGAAATACAGCCATCAGCATTAGAAGTCGTGCCGGCAACCGAAACATTGAATTGCACAATGTCTCCTTCTAAAAGAGAAAGCTGGCCTGACTCTAAAAAGCTGGCGTTAGATTCGCGTAATACAATCACTGTAGCGCCGCGCTTTAATTCCAGCCGCACTGTTGGTGTTCCGGCATTATTAAACCAACTCGCAAATCTCAAAAACGCCTTTTTGCCAGTCGGCACCGTGTAGCTTAACTTCACGCCAGTCGTGGTGGTATCTACTCCATCAACAATCGCGTTATTCGGCGTCTCCAAAATCGGGCGGCCGTTATCATCTAATTTATATGCAGACATGATTATTTATCTTGATGACCCATCTCAATTTCATTGCCGCAGCCCGGGCACTCTACCGCTTCCACTTCCTGCCCTTCTGCGTCAAACGCCCTGACCTTGTCGGCAAACTTCGCCGCGATGTATCGCAGTGTCTCTTCACCGCCCCAGACTTCTTCGGCCGAAAGCGACCAGCCAACCGGGATTTCGTAGACATGGCCGAAAAGAGTGATAGAGAGCGTTCCGTTTGTGATATTTTTTAAAGTTTTAATCATAAAATCTTTTAAATGTTTGAATCTTTAAACTTTTAAATCTTTAAACTATTGACCCTGATTTTTATAATGCGATTTATCTAAATCTCTCATAATTTCCCTGTCTGATTTGCCCCGCATCCGCTGCCGTTCAATAAAATTAAACGTATCATTAGATTCGCGTCGCGCCCGGTCGCGCAAATTCTCATTCGCTTTCTCGCGATGTTTTTCTTTTTTTTCCGTAATTTTTCTGAATATGTCTTGACCCACCTGCATCTGGAGCTCCGTAACCCTTGCGGGGCCCCAGGTCAAAGGGTCAGAACCCTTGACCATCCCGTTGAGTAAGAGAGTCGGGATTACACTCCCAATAGTTAAGCTGTTCTGTTCGTAAGCAGCGAATGCGCACCGCGTTTCCGACAAACGAGCTGAAGCGAAGTGTACATAATCGACTCCCATTCGGTCTTGCCGTACGCCTTAAAAAGCGTGCCGTCATTGCCTGGAAGGAAATCAAGTGGAGAAAGTTCTCCGAGCGAGAGCTCATCGGGCGAGATATTCATCACCACGTCATCGGGGATGTCGTAGTCAAGAATGAACTCGTGTCCCATATAGCTGACGCCTACCCAGCCGCCGTTCAGCACCGGTTTTTCGGTCACCTGCACCTGCGGATTGGCTTTAAGAAGGTTTACAAACTTCCTAAAGAGCGTCTTGTTGACAAAGGTGTATTTCACTTTGCCGCGCTGGTTCGCTTCAACGTGCGCCAAATCAACATCAGTGAGCGTCAAAGCTCCCTGCGTCGAATTAACAAACGACTTCCACATCTGATACGTGGCCGGGTTAATGCCTGCATACGTACCAGTGCCAATCGCCGCGAGCAATCCGGTCAAATAGGTTTGAGCGTTGTTGTCGCCGTCAACCACCACTACCGTAGCATTGTCCGCCCAGCTCTGGGCAGAAGCAATGGTAAGGGTGTTTTTTGCCGGATGAGCATTAACCGCCACCACTGCGTTTGTACCAATCTTGATGTTTGAACCGACCGGAATGTAAACGGCAAAATCAATGTCGCCGTTATCCACTGTCCGGTTGGAATCAATCACCAGAGTGGTCGTAGAGGTGCCTGCGCCGTTCGCGTAAAAGAGCGTGCCGCCGTCGCGCCACAAACCAAAGTTAAGCTGCCGGACAATAATGTCCTTGACTCCTTCGGATTGCAGCTCAAGCGTGTCAACGACCGCGCCTTTTCCGGAATCAAGCGTAGGCTTATCGATGGTGAAAGAACCGGCCACCTGCACGATTTCAAACGAGGCCTCAACAGGAGCGATTTTTCCTCGGTTAAGAGTCGGCGTTGCCGTCGGCCCGTAAGAGGTGAAACCAGCTGACAGAGCAAGCTTTACCGGCACGTAGAATTTGTTGTTAACAAATTTCTGCGGCTTGAAGCTCTTCCTGGCAATTTGGTAAATCACCGCCTCCTGCTTTACCGCGTCCGATACTGCCGGCGCGATGTCCTTTTTAAGAACCGCTGCTACTGCGTTTAGATCAACTGAAGCCATTTCAAAAAATTACGACCCTAAGTAGTTGGAGTTGGAGCGCCTTGCTCAAGAGTTTCAAGCATCGCCTCGCGGAGAGAAACTTCGTCCTCTCCGACCGGACCGAACACCCGCTTTTTAGGTTGCGGCTGTCGCTGTCCGCCTTCGCCTCCGGAAGATGGCGGCGCTGCTGGAGCGGCTTTTGCTTGTCGCAATTCCCACTCTTTAAGCGCATTCCAGTTCAGGAGATTGTATCCGTGTTCGGGACTGGAAATCCCGTTAGTGATGCAAAACCCAAGAACTGCCTCCCGGTTGAATTTCGGTTTCCCGTCTTTACCGTCGTATGCTTTCTCAAGTTCTTG